ATTAAAACAAAAGATATTCAATTTATAACTAATACATTATTGGATGAAATCAAAGAAGATTTAGATTTTAATTTTACCACTTTCTGGAATATTCCTTTTGAAGAAGGTCAATCATTATACAAGTCTGAACAAAAGGTAAGTGATTTAAGAGAAGATTGGAAGCAGATTGAACATATCCTTGTTAATGAAAAGTATCGTTTAGATTGGACTGATTTTGAACACCTAGGTAATATAATAAAAGCGTTAGGTTTAAAAATGAAAAATCTAAAAGAAGTTAAATGACTCAAAAAAAGAAAATAAAGAAAAAGAAAAATACAGTAGGCTCTTTTTCAAGAGAACTGCAATTAAAAGATGATTACAATGATCATAGTTCAGCAGAACAAGCACAAGCGCAATCAGAAAAATATGAGCCACAAATAATTGAATGTTTAGAGAAGCATAAGAAGATATTTCCTAATGATTTTTATGTTATTGTCATTACAAAAAAAGAACGCCTTATGAAGAATGTTATTAGGCATTATTTTTTTGGAAGAATTTCATGCCCAACCCCAGATTATGATCAAGTTGTTTATAAATATAATAAAAAAGATGATAAGTTAGAGTTTATCTGGGTAATTCCCGATAAAGAGACCTGTAAATTTATGACTAATAATCCGCATCAAGTAGATATTTCACAATGGGAATTACTATCTTGGGTTTTAAAGTTTGCAGATGGATCTCTTTTTAAAGTTGCTAAAAAACTAAACGGAGAAAAAAAAGATACTCCAGAATTAATTAAGGGAAATTAATGGAAGAAAAAGAAATAGCTATGCCACCATTGCCTGACGAAACCAGTATAGACGAGACCAGTATAGACGAGACCAGTATAGACAACACCAGTGTTGTCAACACCAGTGTTGAAGAAGTTGTAGAACAACAACAAGTTCCTAAAGAAGAACCAAAAGAATCATCGCAACAGATAAATTTTCGTAATCTAAGAGAAGAAAAAGAGAGACTTGAAAGAGAACTCTATGAATATAAAAGAATGCAACAGCAAAAAGAACAACAGCCTAATCCTGATGATGATATTGAAATAAATATTGGTGATGATGATCTTTTTGAGGGTAAGCATTATAGGAAACTTCAGAAGCAATTAAAGAAACAACAAGAAGAATTTAAAAGATATCAACAACAAGCAATGTTAACTTCAACAGAGACAAAACTTAAAACACAATACTCAGATTTCGATAAAGTAGTTAGCGTAGATAATATTAAAAAGTTGCGTGAATTAGAGCCAGAGCTTTCTGATACTATAGCAAGCAATCAAGACATTTATACAAAAGCAGTCTCTGCTTATAAAATGATTAAAAAGCTTGGTATTTATGTAGAAGATAGTTTTAATAATGATAGAGAACTTGCTCAAAGAAATAGTTTAAAACCAAGGCCACTTGCTGCAGTTTCATCACAACAAGGAGATTCTCCATTACATAAAGCAAACATGTTTGCTCAAGGATTAACTCCAGAACTTAAATCACAACTTTGGAAAGAAATGAATGAAGCAAGCAAAGGACATTAATATTTCATAACCTTTTTCCGAGGTAATGGCCTGTTATATATGTGTGTGATATATAACAGGTCTCTTTAATTCTTTTTATCAAAAATTTATATCACTGTGTTATTCTTATACGTAGCGTAAATAAAAGAGTCGCTACCTTTTACTTTTATGGCTGTATGGACTTCGCCAATCCATGGACTGTACATAAGTTTCGTCCAGCTTAAGGTGTATAAATATTCATTTATAACTTAAGGAAATCTAATGGCAATAACCACAACAACATTGCTACCATCACCAGTTCAGCAAAGCTTTAGCTATAAGTTGCTAAGCGTGCCTGTGCCTAGCCTTATTCATAAATTGGCTGCTATGAAAAAAAGTATGCCAAGAAATGGCGGCACAACATTGCGTATGAGAAGATATAATGCTCTTTCAACCGCAATGGTTCCACTTGGAAATACAGGAGTAACTCCTCCAGCAGATACGTTAAGCGCGGTTGACATAGATGCCCGCATGTCTTTCTACGGAAAGTACATTTTGCTTAATGAGCAAGTGACTCTGCAATCTCAAGACCCTAGCCACATATTAGCATAGAAGTTGACAGCAAATAATGGGGTCTATAAACCTTCTCTGATGGACTTGAAACTCTTACCAGGTCATGCTGGAGACAACAAGGCGGAAGGCGAAAGCCACCGTAAACGAAGCAAGCGAGAAGGCACGGGAAACCGTGATGCGGTGCTCTGAACTCTATGGAAACATAGAGAGGTAGGCTGAGAAGATCTACCCGCCTCAAAAGAGGTCATAAAAGTAACAGAATGGTATTAAACGAAGCTGCTAAGAGATTAGGTGTATCACTTCGTCAAACAGAAGATCAATTAACACGAGATATGTTGGCTGCTACAGCAAGTACTATTGATTGTGTTGCTGGAGTTAACGGTGATAGCCCAACTGAAGTAACAAGAGCGGATGTTGAAACAACAGTCAGAACACTTCTTGGAAATGATGCTTATACCATCATGGATAACATTGAGGGTGATGATAAGTTTGGTACAGCTCCAGTTCGAGATGCATATTTTGCAATGTGCAATACTTCTTTAACATCTGACTTAACAGCAACAGCTGGATTTATTCATAAGAATCAATATCCAGATCAAAGCTCTACATTAAGATCTGAATGGGGATCAGTAGGAAATTTACGTTTCTTGGTATCTTCAGTTGGATCAGTAACAGCAACTTCTTCAGGTGCTGGTGCAGATGTATTTAATATTTTTTGTGTTGGTATGGAAGCATATGCTTGTATTGAGCAAGATGGCTATAGCGCACAATTTATATATAGACCTCCAATTTATGATGGTCCATTAGCACTTAATGCGTCAGTCGGATACAAGTTTGCGGAAGTTCCTAGAATAACCAATGACTTGTGGGTAATAAATCTTAGAGCCACATTAAGCTAAGAAAGGAACAATCATGGCTTATAATACACTTATTCAACAAGGTTACTTCACATCAGATGGCACAGATAAGATTATACCTCTTAGATCTGATGTTGACTGGGTTGAGGTTCACAACCTTACAAATATTGCAGCTTCTACTCAATGGGATTCGGTAACATGGTATTGGCAAAGAGGCATGGATAATGACGATTCGATTCTTGATTTTCATGCTGCAGCTACACAAGTAATTTCAAGATCTACATCTGCAATTGGATTTAATGGTGTAGTATATCGTGGAATATCTTTAATAGATTCTACTGATAAAACTCCTGGAGCACCAATAGCAGTTACAGCAGGAACAAATGCAACACAACCGGTTTATTCTACTGGTAATACAGGAACACTTGCTACTGGAAACATTGTAAGAATAGAATCTTCTGCTCATACAAACCTTAATGGAAAAGATTTTTCTATTGATACAATAGTAGCAAACACAAGCTTTAGACTTGCAAATACATTATCACAAGCACCAGGAGCAATTGCAGGGGCTAATGGATATTGGAGATATGTTGCTCCAAACGTTACTGTTTACAATATGTTTAATCCAAGAAAACGTAATATTGCAAACATAACAGCAGCTAATCCTGGAGTTGTAACAACACTAGTTGATCATGGATTTGTAACAGGTCAAATGGTAAGAATGAAAGTTCCTAATGACTCTGGAATGTCTGAACTTAATGATGTATTAGTAACAGTTACACGAATTAATGCTTCAACATTCTCTATTGGTGTAGATACAAGTGCATACACTGCTTTTGACTATCTAACAATTGGTGATCTATTATTAGGTACTAATAGATTTGCAGAAGTCATTCCTGTTGGTGTTGATCCAACAAATAACACATCACTTGATGACGCTCAAGAAAATACTGGATTTATTGGTATTATTCTTGGCACAAGTGCTACTGCAGGAATTGCTGCTGGTAGTCCTGGTGGAAGTAATGGTGATGTAATTAAATGGAGAGCAGGAAAGTCTTTTGGAATTTAATATCATAAACTAAAAGATACACTACTCACGAGGAGGGTTCCTATGCCCTTCTCTTTTTAAGGACACAAGTATCAAGGATACAAGTATCAAGGAGAAAAAATGATCGAGAACAAAGAGACAAAAAAGAAAATAAATCTTAAGTATGAACGTGATAAAGACAGAGAAAAAGTAAAAGGAATTTTTAAATTTTATGAAGTTCCTGGCGGAGAAATTAGTTTTGTATTCAGAAAGTATAAAGAAGATCCTGTTGAAAAATTTACTATGGTAGACGGTAAAATGTATAATATTCCTTTGGGTGTTGCAAAGCATCTTAATAAAAGTGGTTGGTATCCAGTCCATCAATATATGCAAGATGAAAGCGGAAAGACATCAATGAAAGTAGGACAAAAAGTAAGACGATATGGATTTCAAAGTTTAGAGTTTGTTGATGTTGAAGAACTTAATAATGCAAGTCCAATTATAACAGTAGAAAATGTATAATTTATAAGGACACTTGTGTCAAGGTGAAGGGAGAGAAGTAATGCCAGGCTATGCACATGAAGATCCACAATTTCAACCATCAATGCGTCTTATAAATGCAATAACAAGTGCAAAAGTTCCAACAATTACAACAACATTCGCTCATAATTATTCTGATGGGATAATTGTTCGTTTTTATATTCCTTCTTATTATGGAATGAGAGAACTTGATAAGAAAACTGGAACTATTACCGTAACTGCAAATGATACATTTACTGTTGAAATAGATACAAGAAAGTTTGGTGCATTTGTTGTTCCTGCAAATGAATGGTGGCATAATCAAACTGCTATGGTCGTGCCGATAGGTGAAGTAACTAGCCAGATTAATGAAGCTATAAGAGATGTAAAATAGCTTGAAAGGATTGCAATGGCAGATATTGATTATTCAGCGCTTGAGAATATAAGAGTTAAAGTAAGAAGATTAACAAGAACACCATCAACAGCACAAATGACAAATGCTACTTTAGATGAATATATAAATACTTTTGTATTGTATGATTTTCCAGAGCATTTACGAACATTTTCTTTGCGTACAACACTTGAATTTTTTCTTACTCCTTTTATAGACACTTATTCAGGTGATGATATAGAAACTAATTTTATAAATAAATATACTAATGTTTACGATAATGCCTACGTTGCTGGATATAAACAATTATATTCACAAGATAGACAACAGTTTTTTAATATGTGGCCAAAATTATCAAGTGAAAAACAAGTTGCAACTGGAGATGCTGTAACAACAAACTTTACTGGAACATTAGATGGTATTCCTATTTTAAGGAATAATGTTTTCTTTACTTCAATAGGAGCTAATAGTACTCGCTTAGCAATTTATGATGTGCCGAATGTTCCAAATGATGGAACAGGAGTATTTGCTGGTGACATAGGAGTTGCTGGAACAATAAATTATACATCTGGAGCTTACAATATTACTTTTGTTGGTGCTCCTGCAAATGGTGAAGAAATTAATAGTCAAACAGTTCCTTATTCAGCTGGAAGACCAACAAGTATGCTTTATTATAATAATGAACTTACTTTTAGACCTATTCCAGATAAACCATACAGAGTTGAGCTAGAAGTTGCTACAAGACCAGTTGAATTATTAGCTGGAAATATGCCAGAGCTTGCTCAGTGGTCACAATATATAGCATATGGTTCTGCTAAAAAAATATTTGAAGATCGTATGGATATGGAAAGTGTGCAAATGATTATGCCTGAGTTTAAACAACAAGAATTATTAGTAAATAGAAGAACGATTGATCAACAATCAAGTCAACGAGTATCAACTATTTATACTGATAGTATTGTTGGAACACAAAATCATAATAATTAGGAGAATAAAATGCCTTACGATGAAAATATACCAGATGCAAACGATCTTTTATCTCAATCACAAGCTGATATTCAACAAAACTTTGCAGCATTAAAAACATTAATTGATATTGATCATGAAACATTCGGAGCTGCAAACGAAGGTAAGCACATACAGGTTACATTACCAGAATCAGCTGGTGATCCAGCCCCAGCAGCAAATGAAGCTATTGTTTATACAAAACTTTCAGCAGTTACCGGTGAAACTGGTCTTTTTTGGCAAAAAGAAAACGCTGGTGACGTTATAGAAATGACAGCTTATAATCAGGCAGCATCTGGTTATACATTATTACCTTCTGGTATGAAATTATGCTGGGGAACAGGAACTATAAATAACGGAAGTGTTACTTCAGGAGCTATTGTATTTAACAGTGCATTTACAACTGCAACATATTCTGTTCAGGTAACACCAACAGGCTATCCAGGTGGAGCAGCTCAAGATTCAGTTTTACAGGTTGTAGGACTTACTGTTGCACAGTTCCAAGTAACAAGAAATAATGCTTATACTGGAAGTGGTGTTAACTTTTCTTATATAGCTATAGGAATTTAACATGGCAAAAGATAGATTCCTGATTGCTCCAATAAAAGATGGGCTAAGGACGGACCTCAAACCTTGGCTTTTGCCAGAGTCAGCATTTGAGAAGCTTAGTAACGCATATCTTTATGAAGGAAGAATACGCAAAAGATTTGGATCTACTTTTACTGGTAGTGGTTGGGCCGGTGCTGGAACTCAACCATTATATTCACGTTTAAGAATTGAACTTACTGGTGGAGCTGCTGTCGGAATAACTGATGTAAATGGTGATGCAACAGGTACAGTTCCAGGAAACATTTTTAAGATAGGTCAATTATTTTCAATAGGTACTGAAATATATACTGTATATCAACTTGGTGTACCAGCAGATATGCTTACAAATTCTGCTGGAGCTACTGTATATACATATAATACAACAACAGGAGTTTATGATTTTGAAGATGCAACTCCTAATACACAAATCTATTTCTATCCAGATGAATCTGTAATGGGATTTGCAAATTTTGAAACAAACACAACTAACAATAGACCATCATTAGCATTCGATACAGAATTTGCTTATCAATTTTCAGGTGGTTCTTGGTTGAGAATAGGCCCAACAGCCGGCTCTCAATTTCATGGAACAGACGCACAATTTTTTTATACTGCAAATTGGAGAGGTATAACTAACGATGTAAATATTCTATTTGTAACAAACTTCAATGCAACTGTTCCAGCAAATGCAAATGATGATCCGATGTGGTATTACGATGGAACGGGTATTACTGGGTGGACAGCTTTTCAGCCTGTTTTTATTGTTGGAGCTAATTTTGTAAGGTCTGCTCGTTTGATTATTCCTTTTAAGGATAGGTTACTTCTTCTTAATACTATTGAAAATAATGGTGGTGGTGGTGTTGGAGTAAATACTCATCATCCAAATAGATGTAGATTTTCTCATAATGGAAGTCCATTGGATGCAAGTGCTTATTATGAGCCAAACCAGGTTGGAGCAGGCGGTGGTGGTTGGATAGATGCACCAACAAAAGAAGAAATAATAAGTGCTGAATTTGTGAAAGACAGGCTTGTTGTTTATTTTGAGAGAAGTACATGGGAACTTGCGTATACAGCAAATGCTATACAACCATTTGTATGGCAAAAGATTAATACTGAGCTTGGTTCTGAATCTCCAAGATCTTCAGTTCCGTTTGATAAGGTTGTTTTAACTGTTGGAACAACTGGCATACATGCTTGTAATGGAGCAAATGTTATAAGAATAGACAATGAAATATCTGATCAAGTTTTTGAAATTAGAAATGATAATAGTGGGCCATTTAGAGTAGCAGGAGTTCGTGATTATTTTACAGAGATGGTTTACTGGACATTTCCAACGGCAGATTCTGATAATTATGCAGAAACATATCCAAATAAGGTATTAGTATATAACTATAAAGATGGTGCATGGGCTACAAATGACGATTGTATTACTGCTTTTGGGTTATTTGAGCAGGAAACTGGAGTAACATGGTCTTCAACTACATTGACATGGGAACGTCTTAATACTACATGGACAAGTGGTACATTGCAGCCACAATTTAAACAAATTATTGCTGGAAACCAACAAGGATTTGTTTTTAAGATACAAGCTGATGTGTCAAGTAATGCACCAGTTATGCAAATAACAAATATGGTAGCTGGAGGTGGAAATTCAGTTTCAATAACTATTATAGATCATAATCTTAATACAGATGACTTTATAAAAGTTACAAACGTACAAGGTGCAACTGGAGTTAATGGAAGTATTTATAAAGTTGATGCAACCTCTGCTAATCAAGTAGTTATTCAAGAACCACTTTTTGGTGGTGTTTATGAAGGTGGTGGAACGGTAGCTCGTGTTTCGCGAATAGATATTTTAACAAAGAGATATAATCCTTACTCTCAAACTGGAAGAAATACTTCAATTGATTCTGTTGACTTTGCTGTTCAAAAAACTACTTTCGGTGAACTTACTGTTGATTATTTTTCATCATCATCTGATCTTTCTATGATTGAATATGGAAATGCATCTGGTTCAATGATAGGAAATAATGTTTTAGAAACTTATTCTTATAATTTGGTTCCACTAGAAGCTTCACAAGAACTTTTATGGCATAGGGTTTATTTTAATACTGAAGGTGATAGTGTTCAATTGCGTTTATATAGTAGCGATGCTCAGATGGAAGATTCTGCTATTGTTGAGTCTGATTTTCAGCTTGAAGGTTTTATTCTTAATATGTCTGCAACTGGAAGGATACAATAATGCCACAAGAACAGATTGGGTCGTTTGTACCAACGACAAATGTTTGGGATCCGAGTGAGATATATGATGTTGAAGTAACAAGCCCTGAATTTAAAGAGCTTTTAGTGCGTCTATATCAGAATCTTAATACAATGGCTATTGTTCTTAATGTAAAAGACAGTGGTTATTATGACACTTCAGAATTTGTAACAGGACAGAAGTTTTTTCCATTGCCTGGATTAACATCACAAAGTTCAACAACACCAGACTTTAGGCAGACGTATCGCAAAGTTATTAATTTTGGAGCTTTACCAAATACTGGAACAACAAATGTTGCTCATGGTATAACTTGTGATGCCAGTACTATATTTACTCGAATTTATGGTGTTGCCACAGACCCAGCTGGATTTAGTTATTTACCTTTACCATATGCATCTTCAACTGCTGCAAATAATATTGAATTATCAGTTGATAATACTAATGTTACAATAATAACAGGCAGCAATAGGGCGGCATATACAATAACATACGTAATTTTAGAGTTTTTGAAATTTTGAAAGGAAGATTATGGCATTTGGAATGCAAAACATTCTTGGTCTTTTAGGTGGTGGAGCGATTGGTGGTGCGTTAACTGGAATTGGTGGTAAAGGACTTTCTAAGTTTTTGACTGGAAATAAACCAAGACAAGAACAATTTCAGAGATTTACCCCTGAGCAGCAATCAGCACTAGACCAATTATTACAACAAGGTATGGAAGGTTTAGATATTTCTGGTGTTGAAGGTCTTGCCAGAAAAAGATTTCAAGAGGAGACAGTTCCAACATTAGCAGAAAGATTTACTTCTATGGGTGCAGGAGGACAAATGTCTTCTGCGTTTCAATCAGCACTAGGGAGAGCAGGATCAGATTTAGAAGCACAATTAGCTGCGTTAAGGTCTCAATTTGGAATGCAGCAAGTTGGCTTAGGATTGCAGCCTCGTTTTGATACAGGTTATATGCCAGGATCTCCTGGTTTATTAGGAACAGGTGCATCTTCGTTAATGAATTTATTGCCTTTATTGCAATATTTATAGGGAGTTGAGATGGCTATACAAATATTACCTGGACAAAGTAGAACAGCAGGGCTAGGGCAAGCAATGGGAACTGGTCTTGGACAAGGATTACAACTGCTTTTGCAGGATAAAATGAGTAAAATACTTCAAAGAAGACAGCAAGAAAAAACTACAACTGGATTAGAAGCATTAGGAATTCCTCAACAAGAAGCATCACAAATTTCTATGCTTCCAAAAGAGCTTCAAGCAGTAGTTGTAAAAAATTATTTAGCTGGTGCAGAATCAGCAGGAATTGAACAAGCACTATCAGGTATAACTGGAGAACCAGTTCCAAGCCCTACTGGACTGCAAGCACTAGGATTACAGACTGGAGCAACAGAAGAAGTTGGAATGCCTAGAAAGACACTTACTCAAGAGCAAACAAAAGTTCAACAAGCATTACGCAGTCCAAGATTAACCACAGAACAAAAAATGAAAATAGAGCAATTACGAATCAAAAAAGAAGCACAAAGATTTAAAGAAAGACATGTTGCTACAGAACAAGAAGCAAAAGCGTGGGATAAAGCAGATCCTTTTATTAAAGAAGTAGACGAGAAATCTCATGCAGCTAAAGTTAATAATATGGACATAAATAGATTAGCTGAATTAGAAGGTGGTTTAGATACTCCAGCTTACATAGAACTTTTAAAGGAATCTGGATTTGATATTCCAGCTTTAAAGTCACCAGAATCTCAAGAGTTTGAAAAGATCAGACAGACTTTTATGCGTGATATAAAGAAATATCTAGGTGCAAGAATTTCAAATTTTGAGTTAGAACAATTTTTAAAGACAATACCTGATTTGTCACAGAGTCCCGCTGGCCGTAGAAGAGTTATAGCAAATATTAAGAGAATAAACAATATTTCTATGCAATATGGTAAGTCTTTAGACAAAGTTATTGAGAGACATGGAGGAGTTCCTCCTAGAGATTTAAGACGTAAAGTTGACAGAGATCTTGATAAAAGATTAGATGTTGTTGCAAAGCAATTTAAAAAAGATATGCAAAGAACAATTCCAAAATGGAGCAAGACTGATACAGTTGCAACTGCTATTGGTTCTCTTACTGGTAAAGTTATTGGTGCAGTAACAGGACTTGCAAAACTACCTTTAAAAATTGGATCAATGTTTTCTGGTGGTCACTAATAAATTAATTAAGATCTGGAGGTATTTCTATATGCTTCCAGGTCTTTTCATGTTTTATATCATATATAGTTACTGTATGAACATTAAACATATTACCTATTTCTTTTAAAGTTAGATTAGAATTTTGCAATAGTTTTTTTATTTCTATGACCTGTTCACTTATTAATTTTGATCCATATATTTTTTCTCCTCTTGCTACTTTTGCTCGTTCTTTTTTATGCATATCAAGCACATTATCTGTTGGCGTTCCTAAAAATAAATGTTCTGGGTTTGTGCACTCTGGATTATCACACGTATGACATACATACATTCCATCAGGAATTTGTCCTTTATGTAATATCCATGAAGCTCTGTGAGCACCAATAATTTTTCCTTCATATTGAAGTGCTTTATATTTTTTACTTGGGCATCCATTCCAGCTCCAGCATCCTTCTTGTTTGATTACATGTTTTTCGAATGATTCTCTCAGCCTTTTGATTTTTTCTTCTTGGTTAGCAGTTGACCAAAATGCATTTAGTGGGGTAGATCCTTCTTGTGATTTTGTATAACACTCTTTAGAACAATATTTTAAGTTTGACAGTTTGTGTTCTATTAATTTTTTACATCTTATACAGAATCTGTCTGGTTTTCTGTGATCTAATCCCATACACTTTTTTGAGCAGTATTTTTGATCTGGAAATCCTTTGTGATCAAAGTCTTTTTCACAAACAAGACATTGCTTTGTTCTATTTTTTTTCTTTAAAGCAGAAATACATTCTCTAGAACAACACTTTCTTCTTGTTGCGTGTGATGGTTTTGTTTTAAACTCTTTGCTACAAAACAAACATTGTTTAATCATTTTATGATCTTCTCCATCTTTCATATAAATAAATAAGTGTTAAAGGCCAAAACATAAACATTGTTATGTATTTAAAAAAATTTCCTAGAAATGAAAACCATGTATATTCGTTGAGACTAGTCTCGTTGACACTGGTGTCTTTTTTTTCCATTTTATTTCCTCCAAGTTAAAGTAATTATATTACTACTCTCCGTTCTCTTATGCCCCCCGCATAATTACTTATAACTTATCACTTGTTTAAGAAGAAATTTAAGTTTTGCTTCATCGTCTTTTGATAATGAAAGCCCAGCTTCTTTTGATTCAATACCTATTATTAAATCTAAGATTTCTTGTTTTACTGTAGCTAGCTTATCTTCAGCTTTTATCTTTTCAGCATCCATATCATTTTTTAGGTTTCTTATTTCTTGTTTTACTTCTTGTATACCTATTAACGTATAGTTTGAACATTTTACGCAAGAAAGTGATGCTATCATTAAAAACGCTGATACTTTAACTATTCTATTCATTGGAGCCCCCTCAGACACAAGTGTTAATTAAATTTACTTTCGTACTTGATAAACGCATGCAAAGCACGCAATACAAGTTTTCTTATAGTACAGTTACGAACAATCGCTATGTACTTTAATTGATTATGCATTTCAAGTGGTACATCTACTGCTAACCTTTTTCTTTTCTTTTCTGGTTTGTCCATTAACTTTCTTCCTTACTTAGTACTATATAACGTTAACTTTACTATCTATATCATAACACATTTATACAAAAACACAACAAGATTTTAAAGTTCTTGCATTATATTTGTTGCTGTTGTTTACTTAATTCAGGTTGTATAAATTTTAATTAAAAAGGAGTTTTACTATGTCTTTAAGAAATGATTTTGATGTGTTTTCGCCTAATCAATATGAAGAAGTTTATTATGAGGCGCCTATTATTGCTAATAGAGCGCCAACAATAAGTGACAAGTATGAGATAGGTAAAGTATGGATTGATAAATCAGCTGATGATATCTATTTCATAACGAATGTTACTGCTGGTTCTGCTGTATGGATTAATGCAGGTGGTGGAACAGGTGTTTTTCATACATTAACAGCAACTACAGGTGATATTACTGCAACATTGGGTGATATTGTAGCAACAGCTGGTTCAGCTACATTAGGTGGACTTGGTGCAGGAACATTGATAACAAGTGCTGCTGGTGTTGTAAGTGCGCTTGCAGATAGCGTAGATGGCACTTTGCTTATTGGCTCAACAGGCGGTCGTCCTGCATGGGCAACATTGACAGCTGGAGCAGGTATTAATATTACTAATGCTGCAGGGGGTGTAACAATTACAGCTACAGGTGCAGTTGCCTCTACCTTTCCTTGTGATGGTGGAACCGCAACACCCGCAGCTGGTGCAACAACCATTGCTGGTGGAACGAACATTACGACTGCTGGAGCTGGTTCAACGGTTACTATTAATCTTGACGCTTCTCCTTCTGTTGCTGGTTCTCTTACTGCAGGTGTTGATCTTAATATGACATCTGGTGATTGTACTATTACAGGTACCACAGATGCCGCACAAACTATTTACTTGAGAGCGAACGGTGGAACCTCAGAAACTCTTGATATTCACTCTGATCAAGGTACTGGTGCTAACTCTATTAACATCCATTCTGATGTTGGTGGCTTGACTCTTACTTCAGGCCTTGCAACAACAGATGCCATAAATATAGTTGCTACTTCTGGCGGCGTGGACGTTGACGCTGCCGATCAGATCAATATTACTTGTACTGAAAATGCTGCCGACGCTATAGTTATTAGTGCATCTTCAGGAGGAATTGACATCACAGGAGCTGGTATAGCTGGTGAAGATATAGACATATCTAATACAGCATCAATTAATCTTGTGTCAACTGAAGATGCTGCAGAGGCAATTTACCTTCGCGCAAATGGCGGAGTTTCTGAAACAATTAGAATCCATTCTGATAATGGAACATCTGCAACATCTATTGATATGGATACAGATGTTGGTGGCATAACCATGACTGCAGGACTAGCCTCTAATGACGCAATAAATATAGATGCTACAAACGGAGGCGTTGACGTCGATGCTGCATTGCAAATTAACCTAACTTCAGCTCAAGCCGCCGCCGACGCAATTGTAATAGATGCTTCAGACGCAGCCGGTGGAATAGACTGCGATTACGGTACTGGAGGTATGGTTGTAACTGGAACAAACGGTGCATTCACACTTGCTACAGGGACGGGAAATATCCTACTTGGGGCGGACGCCGTCCAGCACGATGTAACCATTGGAAATGTCACCGGAACATCGACTGTGACTTTGAATTCAGGAACCGGAGGTGTCGCTGTAAATACTACAGGGGCTGGAGATATTACATTATCTTCGTCAGATGACATTATCATGACTTCTGGTGGTAGTGTAACCTCTAACGTTGACCTTACACTTATTACAGCAACTACTGGTATAGTATTTCAAGAAGGACCTAAAGTGATTGCTGGGGCAGGATCTCCTGCTGGTGCAGTAACAGCACCTCAAGGTTCTTTGTATTTACGTACAAATGGAACAACGACTAATGATAGAGCCTATATCAACACCGACAGTGGAACAACCTGGACTGCACTTACAACTGCGGCGTAATTAACTAGTCAATAGGTTGATCTAGTAGTCAATCTCTTGACTTTACACAGTTACAACGTATACTCTTTGTATATTAGTTATTTTATAATTATAAGGAGTATGCGTTGTTAAATTCTAAAAAGTGTTTAATTTGTGGAAAAGATTTTTATCCAAGAAAAGATAAATTTGATATAGCTAAAACATGTTCAAGAAAGTGTTGTTGTATGTATGCAGGCAGAAAAAGCAGAGAGAAACAGCTTACTGAATGGAATAAAGATACTTATGAACAATTTATAATAAAAATGAAAAAGTCTTTTGAAACTTTTTTTGAAAAAAATGATGCTTGTTGGGTTTGGAATGGAGCTAAAAGAGGGCAATATAGGTTGCCATATGGAAGTTTTACATTTAGAGGAAAAGAATATTCAGCGCATAGAGCATCATATATGATTTATAAAGATAAAATACCTAAAGGAAAACTTGTATTGCATATGTGTGATAATGCTTCATGCGTGAACCCAGATCATCTTTATTCAGGAATATATATTGATAATCAACTTGATAAATTAAAAAGAGGAAGATGTAAGGTTGAAAAACTCACTATAGAGCAAGTAAAAGAAATAAAAGAAAAATTGGCTACTGGAATAACATCAACTAAACTATCAAAAGATTATGGAGTATCCATGACAACAATGCATTCAATTAAAACTGGTAAAACATGGAAGCATGTTAAGCTATAAAAAGTAAGTCTGTTTTTTAACCAAGAAAGGAATAATTCATGTCCAAAAAACAACCAGATGTAGAAAAAGCAAAGGTAAATGAAGAGGTAAAGGAAGAAAAAGCAGAAAAAAAAGACGATTTGAAATGGGGTTTTGGAGTCGCGCCCAGTTTGCTTATAAATATGGTACGAGAAGCTCGTGTTTATAGGTTTGAAATGCCTATAGGTGCAAAACTTGATGAATGTGAAGAAGCTTGTCTTGAATGCGTTAACGTTGTTAAAAAAATGATAGAAGAAGCTTTAAAAAAACAAGAAGAAGCAAAAAAAGAAAAATCTGAGTCTACAAATGAAGATTTAAAAGATAAAAAAGAATAAAATTCTATAGGAGGCATAATCCTCCTATGTAGAATGGGAGTATGTTATGCCTCAATCAAACTTTATTTATCCACTAGAGATGCATTCTTTAGACGCAGGAACTATTGCTATTGATAGATGGGATGCAATTAATATAGCCGGAATGGATGGAGAGTGTGTATATTTCACTATAAATAATAATTCTAGTTCTAATATTTTTATAAGTTGGAATGGTGATGATGATCATGAATATGTTACTTATTACAGTAAAATAACATTAAATCTACAGCTAAACTCATCGCCTCCTGGCTTTGTATCAAAGATAAAAAAATATACTACTTTTTTTGTAAGGGGTTATCCAGATCAAAATAATGGCAATATTGTTTTGAGTGGATATTTTAATAAAAGGATTTAAAGGAGATTACTATGTCAGTTCAACAAAATTGGGTGTATCCACTCATTTTAACTTCTGTAGATGCAGCAGGCATTACAGGTGCAACATGGGTAGCATTTGATGAAGATGGTATTGAAGGTTCTTGTTTTATGATTCGAATAACAAATGATTCTGATACTGATGTATCTATAAGTTTTAATGGTGATGATGAACATGAATATGTTCCTTCAGGAGACACAATAGAAGTTAATTTTCAAGCAAATGCTTCTCCTCCTAACTATGTTGCTAAATTAAAAGAAGGAACAGTTATTTCTGTTCAAGGAGCAGCTGGACAAGGATTTATTTATCTTTCTGGTTATTATAATAAATTAGCATAAGTGTCACTGACACAAAGGAGTTTGAGATGAGTTATGGACATTCCGTACGATTATTGGCTGAGCCTTTAAGGTCTTTAGCTTTTGGAGCTATAGGTGCAGCATATATAGGGGTAGGAACAAGTATAGATAATCCAGCAAGAATGATATTAGTTCAAAATTTTACTGATGAAACATTAATGTTTTCTTTTGATGGGGTAGAAGATCACTTTCCTCTTGTTGAATCAGCGCATTTAATTCTAGACATCGCAGGAAATAGAACAAGTGAATCTGGTTTCTATCTAGCAGAAGGTCAACGCCTTTATGTAAAAGAAATATTAGTAACTCCTACGACTGGTTCTGTTTACTTAACCGTATTTTATGGTAAGAATTAATTATGAAATCTGTAAAAGAGCGCATAATAGCGTCTAGGAGGGTGCCGTGTCCCAAATAACACAATTTATAGATTCTAATATTTTCATAAAAACGTTGACTGGTGATGCTGGAGGAGCAGTTAGTCCTGATGCAGCTGGAAATACAGATTTAACTGGTGGAGCTTTTGTTACTGTTACTGGAACACCTGGTACAAACAGTTTAGAAATTACATTAGCTGGAGCTATTGCTGGTTCATTTCCAACAGATGCTGGAATAGCAACTCCTGCAGCTAATACGTTAACTGTGGCTGGTGGAACAAATATAAATACATCAGGAGCTGGATCAACAGTTACAATAAATTTAGATGGAACAATAACTTTAACTAGAGTAAATGCTACTACATTTGATACAAATATTGTAGCAGCTGGTCTTGAAATAACTGGTACAACAATATCTGCTGATGGTACTGATCCTAATATTGACATTAATATTAGTGCTAAGGGAGCAGGCCAGGTAATTATAAACGATTTGAATCTAACTACTCCTCTTGCTATAGCATACGGTGGAACAAATGCTAATACTATGGCAACTACGTATGGTGTTAATTATTTTGATGGTACAAGAATTGTTACAACGACAGCTGGAACAGCAACTCAAGTATTAACTTCTAATGGTGCTGGTGTAGCTCCTACATTTCAAATAATTCCTAAACAATTTACTTGGAATTCAGTTGCAGGTACTACGCAAGCAATGGCAGTTGATAATGGATATATTACAGTAAATGCTGCATTAACAACATGTACATTACCAGATATAGCAGCTATTGGTAGTATAATACGGGTAACTGGTATTGGTGCAACTGGTTGGAAGATTGCTCAGAACGCTGGTGAAACAATATACTTTGGATCAGGTAATACTACAACTGGTGTAACTGGATATCTTCAGTCTACAGCAACAAGAGATTCAGTTGAACTTGTATGCGTAGTAGCTAATACTGACTGGAACGTGCTGAGCTCTCTTGGTAATATAACGGTATCATAATTACTCCATCTTTTATATAATAATAACCTAAAATAAAGGGTTATTATGAAAACATGTAAAGATTGTAAAATTGAGAAACCACTTAGTGAGTTTTATAAATACACAAAGAAAAACTGCTATAGAGGACGTTGTAAGAAATGTCATCAATTAAGGTTTTATAAGCCAAAGTATGGAAAACCAGGATTTAAGAAATGTCATACTCCATGGAATAAGGGTAATAGAGGAAATGGCGCATGCAGAGCATCGTACAAAAGTAAGGAATGGATAAAAAGTATTTTAAAAAGAGATAACTATATGTGCACAGAATGTTCTTCTTTCGAAAACCTTGTTGCTCATCATATTAAATCTTGGAATAAATTTTCTATGCTAAGGTTTGATTTTAATAATGGTATAACATTATGTCATTCTTGTCATAGCAAACTACATAGAACAATGAATGGTTTCCAAAAAGGAAGAATTCCATGGAACAAAGGAGGGAAGTGGAATAATGAAGTTAAAGAAAAGATTAGTAAAAAACTTAAAGGGAACAAATCTAAAGGAAAGCTTTTTAAAAAAGGACATGTCCCATGGAATAAGGGGCTTAAATTAGGAGATAATGATGGCAACAAAAAATTCTATAAATAGTAACATTCCAATTGAAGTTACTTTAGGTGGTACAGGAATAGTTTCTCCAACAGATCATGTTTTAATTGTTGGTTCTGGAGCTGCTGCAATGACTGAGTTAGGAGTTGGTACTACTAATAATGTGTTAACTGGTGTTACAGGAGCTGATCCTGCATGGGCACAAGTTGATCTTGCTAGTATGATTACAGGAACATTGCCTGTTGGTAATGGCGGAACAGGATTGACTGCACCAACTGATCATTCTGTACTTGTAGGTTCTGGAGCTGGAAATATTACTCCACTTACAGTAGGAACTAATGGACAAGTTATAGTAGGTTCGACTGGCGCTGATCCTGTCTTTGCAAATATAAGTTCGACAGATAGCTCAATAACTATAACAGAAGGTGCAGGGACGTTAGTAATTGAGGGCACAGCAGCTAGTGTTACACAGGTTGGCTCAGTTGAGTTAACTACAGATGCAGAAGCAATAGCTGGTGCTGACACAACTAGAGCAATTACTTCAGAAGCATTGAAAGCTAAGCTTGGTACGCAAACAGATCACGGTGTTCTTGTTGGATCTGGAACAGCAGCCGCAGTTACAGCATTAGCAGTTGGAACAGATGGACAGGTGCTTTTAGGTTCTACAGGTGCAGATCCAGTTTTTGCAACATTAACTTCTAGTGGAGGAACAATAACATTTACTCCTGGAGCTGGAACTTTGAATCTTGAGACAGCAGCAAGTGGTTTTGCTTGGTCTGAAGTTACTGGTACATCACAAGCAATTGCAGTTGGTAATGGATATATTTTAAACAACGGTGCATTAGTGACGGCAACATTACCAGCAACTGCGGCAGTTGGAAGTTTGATTGAGATTGTAGGTAAAGGAGCTGGTGGTTGGTTAGTAGCACAGAACGCATCACAAACAATTCACTTTATTGGTTCTGATACAACAACTGGAGCTGGGGGATCGCTTGCTTCTACAAATAGATATGACTCAATATCGTTAGTTTGTATTACAGCAGATACGGATTTTGTAGTGAAGTCATCGGTTGGAAATATAACTGTTGTGTAATAAAGAAGGGAAAATAATATGGCTACACAAAATTCAATAGACACTAATAAGCCAATAGGTGTTGATGATGGTGGTACTGGAGCAGCAACGTTGACAGATCACGGAGTTCTTGTAGGCAGTGGAACTGGTGCTCTTACTGCGCTTGCAGTTGGTACTAATGGTCAAGTAGCTGTTGGTTCTACAGGTGCAGATCCGGTGTTTGCTACTATAGGTTCTACAGATGGATCTATAACTGTTACTGGTGGAGCAGGAACATTAGTGCTTGAAGGGACGGCTGCTTCTGTTACGCAGGTTGGATCAGTAGAATTGACTACAGACGCAGAGGCTATTGCAGGTGCAGATACTACTAGAGCGGTTACAGCTGAGGCATTAAAAGCAAAGCTCGGCGCACAAACAGATCACGGTGTTCTTGTTGGTAGTGGAACAGCAGCGGCAGTTACAGCGCTTGCAGTTGGAACTGATGGTCAAGTTATATTAGGAAGTACTGGAGCAGATCCAGTTTTTGCTACGTTAACTTCTAGTGGTGGCACAGTAACATTTACTCCTGGAGCTGGAACATTGAATCTAGAAGCTGCTGGTGGTGGTGGAGCAAAAACTATAAATAATCAAACTGGCACTACATATACATTGGCTTTATCTGATGCTGATAAATTTATAACATTTACAAACAGTGACTTAGTTACAGTAACAGTTCCAACAAATGCTTCAGTTGCATTTGATATAGGTACGGAAATAGGATTTCAACAAGGAGGAGATGGAAAGGTTTTCTTTTCAGGAGCTGTTCCTCCTACATTGCAAGCTCTTGGCAATATTTATGTGACTGATGATCAATATGCAGTTGGTTATATGATTAAAATTGATACTGATGTGTGGAGTTTATCAGGAGATTTTATTAGTACAGGATGGATCTTAAATGATACTGCACTTCCTTTCGCTAATAACGTATATGCACTCTTTTATGGAAATGGTGTATGGGTTGCCGGTACTTTTAATGGTTATATATTTACGGCGACTGATCCTGCAGGTACATGGACTAGTCGCTCTAATCCATTTTTCAGTAGTAATAATGACATTGAAGATATTTTTTATGGTAATAGCGTATGGGTTGCAGTAGGAGAGAGTAATAGATTAGCTACTGCTACAGATCCTACTAGTACATGGACAGGACGTATAAGTTCTTTTAGTGTCACTATTAATGGAGTTGCTTATGATGGAAGTAGTTTATGGGTTGCAGTAGGTGATACAGCTGAACTAGCAACAGCTACAGATCCCACTAGTACATGGACACAACGCACAAGTTCATTTACAGCTGATAATATTAATGGAGTTGCTTATGGGAACGGAGTGTGGGTTGCAGTAGGTGCTGCTGGTAAGTTAGCTACAGCTACAGATCCTACAGGCACATGGACGCAACGTACGAGTTCTTTTAGTACAACTGAAATTTTTGGAGTTCATTATGGAAATGGCGTATGGGTTGCAGTAGGTGCTTCTGGTAAGTTAGCTACAGCTACAGATCCTACAGGCACATGGACACAACGTACTACTACTGGTATTACTACTACTATTAAGAATGTTTTTTATGGTAATGGAATATGGGTTGCAGCTGGGTTTTCTGGAAGAATAATTACAACTACAGATCCTACTGGTACATGGACAAATACTGGTGCAAGTGTTTTTGGCGCTGATGATGTTTATGATGTTCATTATGCAGCTGGAGCTTCAATTTTTTGGGTTGCAGTTGGTGAGAATAATAGTAATGCAACGTCTTATTACCCTATTTAATATGGAATTTAAATTACCTTAAAAAAGGAGAGTAAATGACTAAAAGAAGAACAGGAAATCCTTCGCTAGCTTATATGGGGGTAGAGGCATCTACTCCTCCTCAACTTGTTATGCATGATAGAGCACCGACTGTAAGTGATTATGCTCAATACAATATTGGTCATATTTGGATAGAAGATGCAACGCCTCAGGTTGTATGGATGTTAACCAATAAAGACGCTCATCTTTCTACGTGGTTAAATTTAAGTTCTGGTGGTGCAGTAGGAACAATTACTCAGATTTTAGGTGGTGACAATATAAATATAGACAATGGTGTTGGGCCTGTTGCTACAGTAAATTTAGATGAATCTATTTTTCAGCCTGTTACGAGTGCTGATGGATTACAGGGATTATATGCGCTTGGTGGTGTTGATTTTTTACATAATTACGGTACACATAACACTTTTTTAGGTGGTTCTGCTGGTAATAGAACATTAACTATATTATCAGCTACAGAGAATACTGGAGTTGGTTACCAAGTTTTATCTAGTTTAACTTCAGGTGAGTTGAACGTGGCCGTAGGTGATTCAAGTTTAGGTAATGTGACTACTGGTGAACGCAATACGGCTATAGGCCATGACGTGGCCGATTCGCTGACTATAGGTGATGGAAATAGTGCTTTAGGTAGTGATAGTTTAGGTCAACTTGTTTCAGGTGATTACAATTTATCGCTAGGTATGCGCTCTGGATTTAGTTATACGGGTGCGGAAAGCAACAATATTTTAATTGGTAATGAAGGAACGTTAGCAGAGTCTAATGTTATTCATATTGGTACTCAAGGAGTTGGTGATCGTCAACAAGATACATGTTTTATAGCTGGTGTTTACCAATCAGTTGTTGGTGCAACAAATGAGATTATGTTTGTTGATGATGATGGACAACTTGGTTCGTCTACTGGAAATAATGGTGAGTTATTAATAGGAGCTACTGGTGCTTCTCCTGCATGGGCTAATCTTTTATCATCTGATGGCAGTGTTATCATTAATAATGGAGTAAATTCTATAGATTTAACAGTTGGTGGTGCTCCTGGTGGTGGAGCTACTACATTCAATACAGATGTTGCTGGACCGGCAGTTGTATTGGGTAACGTTATTAACATTTTAGGTGATGGTGGTGTTATTCAGACTGATGGAACTGTTGCTAATACGGTAACTGTTGAATTTGTAGATGGTGGTAATGCTGGAGATTTATTGATAGCAGGAGGAGGAGCTGGATCTGCATGGGCAACATTAACATCAACTGGTGGTTCTATAACTGTAACTCCTGGTGTAAATACGCTTAATATTGAGGCAGTTGGTGCTGGTGGTGGTGCAAATACATTTCATACTGATTCAGGTGATGGCATTGCTGTAGCTGGCACTATAAATGTTTATGGTGGTCTAAATATAAACACTGAAGGAGCAGGACAAGATGTCACAATAAATCTAGATGAATCTATTTTTCAGCCTATTACTAATGCAGCTGGTACTGAAGGTCTTTATGCACTTGGTGGTTTAGATTTTTTACATAATTATGGAACTAACAATACCTTTACAGGAGAATCTGCTGGTAATAGAACACTTACAGTTTTAAGTGCAACTGATAATACAGGATTTGGATCGTACAGTTTAGATTCACTGACGACTGGTTCTGCTAATTCATTTTTAGGGTCTGATGCAGGTAGAGACATTACAACTGGTACAGATGATAGTGGTGTAGGATATGAGTGTTTAGCAAATATTACGTCTGCATATTACAATACAGGTCTAGGTAGTCAAGTTTTTAATGGAATTACTACAGGTTCTAATAACATAGGCCTAGGTTTTATGGCGGGTTCAAGTTGCACTGTTAATGATTCTGACAATATTCTTATTGGGCACATTGGTAGTCCTGGATTAGATAATACGATACGCATTGGTACGGATGGTGTTGGAGCTGGTCAGCAGGATGCGTGTTACATAGCTGGTGTTTATGGAGCTGCGTTAGGTGCAACGAATTATCCTGTTTTTGTTGATAATACTGGAAAAGTTGGTGTTGCTAATGGTGCTAATGGAGAAGTACTTATTGGAGGAGGAGCTGGTCCGGAATGGGCATCTCTAGCATCTGCAGATGGAAGTATTACGATTACAACTGGTGTTAATACTATAGACCTATCGGCTCCAGCTGGTGATGTTACAACGGTTAATGGTGGATCTAATATAACCACTGTAAATCCAGGTGGTCCAGTTGTAACGGTTAATTTAGATAATGATGTTACCATTACTGGTGATTTTCAGGCTGCTGGCGGAACATTTACTGACCTTGGAAGAGGAGTAGTTCAAGCAGATGCTGTTGGAGAACTTTTTTCCAGTGAAGGAAGTAACGGACAGATATTAATTAGTTCTAGTGTTGGTCCTGTTTCATGGGTTAATATTACTGAAGGTACTGGAATAACAGTTACGAATGCAGCAAACAGTATTACAATTTCTTCTACATCTTTAGCTATAAACGATCAAGTTGGAACAACGTATACATTAGTTTCTGATGATGCTGGTAAGGAAGTTAAGTGTACGAATGTAGCAGCTATTACTTTGACAGTTCTACCTAATGCATCTGTTGCGTTTCCTATAGGCACACAGATTATATTGGTTCAAGGAGGTGCTGGTGCGTTGACAGTAGCTGCTGGTGGTGGAGTAACAGTTAATTCAGCTGGTGGTCGTTTAACTATGTTTGAGCAATATTCTGCAGCGGCTTTAATAAAACAAGCCGTGAATTCGTGGTTACTTGCAGGGGATATTAGATAGCTAGTAAATGCTTGACTGGAGACATAAAATGATATCAATGAATGCTATTTTAAAGACGCGGCGTAATTGTGGAGTACCGCATACATGGACTCAAAGAGCAAATCCACTTACTGCGAATGCTGAATGTGTTGCAAATGGTAGCGATGGTTATTGGGTTGTTGGATCACGAGATGGAGAAATTGCTACAGCAGTAGATCCTACAGGTGTTTGGACTCTACAAGCTACTCCTTTTATAAATTGGGTAACAGATGTTGCACATGATCAAGCTGGTATGTGGGTTGCAATTGCTCTTTCTAATGGAACATTTCCAGATCTAGCTACAGCTACTAATCCAGCTGGTGTATGGACACTTAGATCAATTCCATTTGCCAATCAAAATGCTTATGGAGTTGGTTATGGTAATGGAGTATGGGTTGTTGTTGGCAGCACTGGTTATTTAGCTACGGCCACTGATCCTACCGGTACGTGGACTCTTAGAACAAGTTCTTTTGGATCTACTATTGCGTCTGTTGCTTATGGCAATGGAGTTTGGGTTGCTGTTGGAAGATCGGGTAAATTAGCTACTGCAACAGATCCTACTGGTACGTGGACACAAAGGACTAGTTCATTTGGGTCTAGTAACATTAATCACATTGCGTACGGAACTGATGGATTATGGGTAGCTGTTGGAGAAGGAAGTAAGATAGCAACAGCAACAGATCCTACAGGCACATGGACACAGAGAGTAAACCCTTTTAGTCCACAGGGAATAAATGCATCTGGTTTTGGAGGTTGTTCATGGGTTGCAGTTGGTGATATTGGAAAATTAGCAACTGCACTTGATCCTACTGGTGTATGGTCACTAGAAACTTCTTCTTTTGGTACTGATAATATACGAGATGTAGATTATGGAGTTGATAATTATTGGGTGGCTGTTGGAGATGACCTTAGTGGTCCAGGAGGAAGTATAGCTACGGCACGTCCAGGAATTTAAAAAATATTAGAGACCAGTCTCATTAAATACAATAATCCCCGGGACTTAATAATCCCGGGGATTATTGTATTCAGGTAGCTGACTGAATAAAACAAAGAAAGGAGAAAAGTAAAAAAAACAATATTATATTAAAGTTGAGACTGGTCTCGTTGTATTTTTATCTGTTTTGGTTAAATCCTGTAGCAATACAGCATTATATTTTTTATCAGCGGCACAAGTGTCCTTGAATGATATTATTATATTTTCTTTTATTTTGTTTGTTACGTAATAGTTGTCATATACGATGGCTATTATATAGGCCAGTACTAGTACTGCTAGAAGGAATCCGATCAATTTAATAAGTTTTTCGCGCCATGTTGAAAGTTTCATAGTATGTCTCCTAGTTATTAAAGATTTTTTTAGTGCTGATCCATAGGCGAATATTTTTAATTTAGACTCAGGTTCAATAAGACTGGTCTTAATGGTCTTCAACTTACTCCTTTTATAAAATACTGGGCATACAATATGCAGTATACCATATGCTCATAGAGTAGTAATGAAACTTGTTTCGCTGATGAAGATTATTAATTTATGCCTTCTCTGGCATTTTTAATTTCTCTGATACGTTTTATAGATACCATGAATTTGCTTTTAGGCATATCGGCCATTGATTGTATTTTAAGGCCGTCTAATACCATTTCAGCTACGTCGTCATAGTCACCTAGTTCATATTCAAGTTCTTCTAGTTGTTCTTTAGTTATGACTTCGCCTGTTTGTTCTTTGGGGTTATATTTTGTGTTTAGAGCAACGCCTTTTGCTTTGGTGTCTCTTACATCATACATGACAGCTTCCGCATCGTCATCTGAAATATCGTCTGATGTTGTAATATTAAGAAGAGCCATAAAGGAGTAACGTTTCATGTAAGTTAGTGCGGATGCATAGCTTTGCGCATCGTTTTTTGTTGGCAAGATTCTTGCTTTGGTGTCTATCCATTGACCTGAGTTATGGCGCAGTCTAGTGATGAGTAATGTTGTACCAGTGTCTGATATGACGGTTTGTTGAGTTATGCTTAATCCATTTTTAGATAATATTGGTCTGACGGCTCTGACGATGCTATCGAAGTCAGCATATTTATTTTTGAAGTATGGATTTGTTTTATTTAGCCCTATTGGTGGAAATTCACCTTGAGCTTTTGAGAGTGCTTCGTTTATCTTCTCAGTCTTATCAGATTCATATGCATCCTGAGGCAATGATTTTAGTTTCTCTTGAACGTTCTTGTCAATATGGTCTTGTAATGCTTGAAGGAATTTAAGTTGCGTTAGAAAGGATTCTTTGTGGTATTTCTCTGCATTGTCTAATTCTATAGGAGTAGGTTCTTTTTTTGCAGTGCTGGCTGTAGTGTCTTTTACTGTCATCTCATACCTTTCTTTTAGTTTTTTGATATATTTGATATATATGGTATAGTAGATATGTTAGAAAGTCAAGTTATTACAGAAGGATTAGTATGAGATTACGTAAGATTGATAATGATGGGAAAGAATATTTATTGTCGTCACAAGCGGCAGATTTTTTAGATATAAGCAAGTCAACGTTATACAATTTACATAATAGTGGAAAGTTGGTACCTGAAAAGGTTAATATGATTACGGGTATAAGATTATATAGCCAGAAGCAACTTGAAGAATTTAGAAATAATTATACAAGAAAGAAATACAGACTAAAGAATCAGATGACTAGAGTAGAACTAAACTAGTTTCATTTTGGGGGGGGATACATATGAATTATTTATACAAGATATTGTTGGGAGTATGTTTTTGTTTTTTTACTAACATTTCATGCACGCAGACAAGTGTCAGCGGCACAAGTGTCAGCGAGACTAGTCTCAGTTATGACTATAAGTCGATAGATACCAGAAGTAAGAATCATGATAAAAGCATTATGGTTGATACTGGACGTCGCTTGAAGGCTACTTATGATTTCTTTAACGATTCTTTAGATTACTTTTTAACGGCAAAGGGCGCTGTTAAGACGATGGTATTAATGACACCTTTTTTTATGGTTTATTGTAGATATTTTGAGACAAGTTTATTTGATAGTAAACCTATAATGAATTTAATTAAGCGCATCATGCAATATATTGGCAAGGCAGAGGAATTATATAAGATCCAGAAAGAGATAGGAAGATCTGAGGCTTTTTGGGAAACATTATATCAGCAACCATGGAAAACATTCTGTGTTACAGCTAACAAGTTATTGGATAAGACAATCTATATAGGCATACCGTTTATTGCTGGAATGTTATGTAAAGTTGGGATTGGAATAAAGTAGAAAAAACAATAGAGCTCTCTGACGATAGTTGATCGCTAAAGAGCTCTATTGTTTAATACTTTGAATAAGCTATATAATCTTATCTAAGAATAGATATATAATCAAGTTAAAGACACTAGTGTCCAGACACTAGAATTTATATGGTAAATTTTTTCATATAGTCGAATATATTTTTATCTTCTGGGAAGAATTCTTTTAATCTTTTGATTATTTTTTTAGGGTTATTTTCTTTTATTATGGAGTTTCTAAAACTTTCAACGTATAAGTCGATACGTTTTTCATATTTATATTGTTTACATTTATAGGGTAGTTTTTCTATTAAAGTATCTTTGAGTTTTTTTATTCTTTGTTCAGTCTCTATATATTTTTGTTTGGGCATAATATTATTCTTATAAAAAGAATTTAAGCCTCTAGTAAGTTTAGAAGCCTATTTTCCAGTATTCTTATTAGTCATCTCACGTACACATAAAAATTTTAAAAAAACTCATATCAGCTGTCAAGAAAAACTCAAAAAAACTGCATAAAAAGAAATTAGGCCCTTGCGATTAGACAAAGGCCTAAAAATCCTGTATTTTTCAGATATCACCATGAAAAATATAACAAAGATCATAAAGAAACTTATAGCCGATGTCAAGATAAAAGAAAAAAACCCTGGATCTAAGGGAAAATCTCAATTTTTCTGTACTAAACAACAAAAATCCACAGTAATTTATAATTTTTGCAAAAGACTTGTAACAGAAAAAGCCCCGACTTTGACATCGGAGCTTAAATCTTGTATGTTTTGGTTACTATGACAAAACATAAGAGCAACTTTAAAACTTATCTCTGTCAAAGTCAAGTAAAACCTCAAAAAAACCTTGGATCTAAGGGGAAAACCAGATTAAATTCCTTCCAGTCATACATTCTTTATAATAAAGAAGAACAATATGCAAGTAGTGCTTATTGCAGCGTTACAGAGAGTGATTTCATAGATTGTTGTTCGTCTTATACACAAAAAGTATTAGCTTTTATGTTTATTGCTAAGAAAAGCTTAAGGAAAGTTTATTTTTCGCGTATGACAATAGCCCAGGCGCTTGGTATGGATGAGCGGACTGTTGCAAGAGCTCTTAAGCAATTAAAGGCGTATGGTTTAATTTCTTACCTTTCTGGTAAAGAATACTACCGAACAAATCTCTATTTTGTTTGCTCAAGATTACTTACAAAACCAATGAAAAAAGTCATGAAAAAGCTTCTCGCCACAATCTGGGATATGGCTCCTAAAGCATGGTTAGAGAAATGTCCTACCAGGTTAAGATATATAATCTTAAGAGTAGTATATATATATAATAAATATATTAATCCTAAACCAAAGCCGGAAAAATCTTCCAATTCGTGGGTGCTCCCACCAACTTTTTTTTCAGAAAAAAATAAAAAGTTGTTATTTGCACACACACACACAAAATATATACCTAAAGAAAAGAAAGACCTGAAAAGGGGTGTATATAATTCAGGTAGTATAGAAAGTAAACCTAGAAGTGCTATACTTAATAGCGAACACAGAAAGGCTAGTATGAATAAGTTTGATCCATTTCCAGATAATAACCAACAGAGAGAACACAGACGAACTAAGACTCCATCTTGTAGTATGTGTCCAATGCAACTCGCAGATCTTAAAAGATCTATAGCTTTTTATTATGGCGGTTATGTATACCAAAAAGGTGATCGTATTATGCCAAAAAAATATGTAGACATGCTTAAAAAAAAGGCAGGACTATGAGACAAGTATCGTTGAGTAGAAAAATATCTTTTATAATAAATGAACGACCAATCGCTCTTAAAAGACATCGCCATACAAAAAATAACAAAACATATGATCCACAAATACAAGAAAAACGATACTGCCAAATGCTTATAAAACAACAAATCACTAATATCACATCACTCAATGAATCTCTTTTTTGTGGTCCAATAGCTATCAACATAATATTTCAATTCAAACTCCCAAAATCAAAACAGGCTAAAAAAGGAAAAGGATTCTTTTATACTCATCGTCCAGACTTGGACAATCTTTTAAAATTTATTCTCGACGTAATGTCTAATGTTATATATGCCGACGATGCTTATATATATAAAATAGATGCCATTAAGTGTTATGGTGATAAAAATAAAACTGAAGTAATTATAAAAGAAGTTACGCAAGAACCTCTCGGCGATACTTGTATCTTTAAAGGAGAAATGAATGGCATTGTCAAAAACCTACAAATGCCCTGACAAAAAAACAGCTGGTAAGATATCAGAACGCCAATCTATTAAGCATACTCACAAAAAAAAGTCCAGTAAAAAAAGTGAGTATCATTATTATGACCAATACCGCGATCTATTCACTATGAAGATGAAACCAGTACCTGAAAGTTTTATAGATAAAATATCTCAAGAACTAATAGAGTGGGCAAAAAATGATCCAAGTGCTCTCATTTTAAGAGATTTCTTTTATGATAAAGGAATAAGAATCTCAACAGCTCAGAAATGGGCTAAAAAACATACTATTCTTAAAGAATCAGTTGAAGATGCAAAATTTCTAATTGGATCACGCAGAGAAAAAGGTGCAATCAAAAGAGAATATGATCCTGCAATGATAAAACCTGTCATGATAAATTACGATCCAGAATGGAAGAAATCAGAAGAATGGAGATCAAAACTTAAACAAGAAGCAGACCAAAAAACACAACAAGCAAACATACAATGGATACTGCCAAAATTTCCAGATTCTAAGTTGGTACCTGAAAAGCCAAAGGATAAGAATGGATAAAGAACTTTATAGAAATCTTAAAAGACTACACGCAAGAGTTGATCAAGTAGAAGAATACTGCAATGAAATTAGCTCATATATATATGAATTGGAAAAAGGATTACACGACAAGGATGAAACTGTAGCAAAGCAAATAAACAGTTTTATGAAATTAACAACAGCTAAGATCGAAGAAATAGGTGAAATCCTAGAAGATAAAGAATGAACTATGAAAGCAGGCGAGTTCTAAATTCATTTGTTCCAAGAGAATATCAAAAACCTTTATGCGATGCTTTAGAGAACAAAGGATACAAAAAGATAGTTGCAATTTGGCCTCGAAGATGTCTTGCAGTTGATACAGATATATTAATGGAAAATGGATCTGTTAAAAAGATACAAGATGTAAAGACAGGAGATAGAATCCTTTCTTTTAATGGTAAAAAGATTTCTGTAGATACAGTAAAAGATTGCTGGAAAACAGGAAAAAAGAAAACATTTTCTTTAAAGTCATCTTCTTTTTTGCCTATAGAAACAACCGAAGATCATTTGTTCGCCGTTAAATATAAAAACTCAATCGGTTGGAAAAAAGCATGTAATTTATCAAATCAAAATAAAATTTATCAATATGCCGGCATTCCTGGAAATATTAATTGCACGCTAAAGGCAGAATTATTAGGACTATTAACTCATAACGGATATATATCTGGATACCAACAACCAATATTTACCAATGTAAATATTGATATATTAAAAAGAGCAGAATTTTTAATTAAAAAAGTCTTTAATTATGATGTTATATGGCGTAAGAAAGGAAATGGATTTGATCTTGGTATATCTAACGGAACTAAAGGTGGTGGATATACAAAAAACAAAGTAAAAGAATTTTTTAGAAACGTTGGACTGGATGTTCCTAAATCAAAAAAAAGAATACATCCTGAAGTTTTTAACTATGACGAAGAGTCAATATTAAGATATTTAGCAGGTGTAATATCAGCAGATGGTTCAATACACACTCATAAAAAAGATAGAAAATTTAATGATATAAATGGCAGAGAAAGAAACATTCTTGCTTCATCTGAAATAACAATTCATTGTGGCCTTAGTAAACAACTGGCTTACGATACTTACTGGTTATTGCGTAAAATTGGAATTATTTCTCAGGAACTAAAACTTGAAAGAAACTCAAATTGGAAAGTTAGAATAAGTCAAGGTCCGCAAATATTTAAACTTTTATCGAATGGAAGAATTTACGGTAAAGAAACAAAACAACAAGAAGCGTTATTAAATAGCAAAAGATTTAATAAGAAACGTACCATTGAAGCAGGTTGTTACAATAGCGCTGCAATAAAAAAATATAATCATACATTTACTGAAACATACGATATCGAAACAAAAAGTAACCATAACTTTTTTGCAAACGGTTATCTTGTTCATAACTCAGGTAAAGATATTACAGTGTGGAACTTATGCGTACGACAATGTATCAAAAAGGTCTGCATTGTATATTATATATTCCCAACTTATGCACAGGCTAAGAAAGTAATATGGGATTCTATAACAAATGACGGCAAAACATTCCATGACTTTATACCTGATGAACTCATAAAATCTAAAAATTCTCAAGAGCTTAAGATTACATTTACAAATGGTTCTATTCTTCAGCTTATTGGTTCAGAAAATTACAATTCACTTGTTGGAACCAACCCTTACGGCTGTGTTTTCAGTGAGTATGCAATACAAGATCCACGTGCATATCAATTTCTCAGACCCATTCTTTCGGCGAACGATGGGTGGTGTATTTTTGTGAGCACGCCCCGCGGCCGCAACTCATTCTATGAACTCTACCAGATAGCTTTGAATCATCCAGACTGGTTTGCACATAAACTAACACTCAATGATACAAAACATATTCCACTTATAGAGATAGAACGTGAAAGAGCTGAAGGCCTTATGTCTGAAGACCTTATCCAGCAAGAATTTTATACATCTTTCTCTTTAGGGGTAGAGGGAGCTTATTACACCAAATACTTAGACAAAATGAGACTTAATAATCAAATAGGCCAAGTGCCATACGAACCAGGGTTCAAGGTGCATACAGCGTGGGATCTTGGAGTAAGAGATTCAACAACAATTATATTTTTTCAAACTGTAGGTCAAACTATCCGCATAATAGATTGTTATGAAAAATCAAAAGAAGGTCTTGAACACTACGCAAAAATATTAAACCAAAAAGATTACATTTATGGGAAACACATTGCTCCTCATGATATTGGAGTAAAAGAATTTGGCTCAGGAATGACGCGTCTTGAAAAAGCAAAGCAACTTGGTATACAGTTTACAATTGCTCCAAGTATTTCTATTGAAGATGGTATTGAATCAGTACGTTCAACGCTGCCAAAAATGTGGATAGACGAGCAAAAATGTGAAAAACTCCTCAAGTCTCTCAATAACTATAGACAAGAGTTTGATAATAAAAAAAGAGTGTATAAGCCACGACCTTTGCATGACTGGTCAAGTCATTTTTGTTTTGATGGAAATATGAACGTAACTACACCAGATGGAAATATAAAAATAAAAAACATAAAAGAAGGTCAATATATTTTAACACCACTTGGAAAAAGAAAGGTTTTAAAAGTACATAAAAAATTAACAAATGAGATGTGCAATATTAATAATAATATAATATGTACTCCAGATCATAATATCTTTACGCAAGACTTATTGACTTCTGCAGATTCTTTGAGCTATAACGACACTTTAGAGCCTTATAGCAAAATTAGGAGTTTTTTATGGAAAAAGATATTTGGATATTATATAGGGGAACGAGGTATAAAAGGATTTAAGAAGACTATCTTATCTCTGAAGATGAAAAACAAGTCATGCTTAATGGATACATTTATAGATGGAATGCGTCAAAATATTATATGGGATGATCAGGAAGAAAAGATAATGGAACATCATATACCGGAAAAAGTGGACATACAACACATTTTGAAAAAAGGATTTATACTATTTGCAGTAAAGAGTTTGAGTGTGATAAATATGCTATCAAAAAAACATGTGGTAAAGAGTGTGGAATTATACAATCTAGATACACCAAAAGAGGTATACGATTTAACAGTTGAGCATGATAACTGTTATTACATCAATGGTTATTTGGTCTCAAACTGTGACGCTATGAGATATCTCTCGATTTCACTACCTAGTACAAAAGATGGATTATCGGCAACTGACCTTGATCGCATTCGTAATGAAGCTATTTATGGAGTAGAAAGTAATTTACCTCCATTTTTTAGGTAAGAATATTAGATCCTTGCTATACTAATTTAGTAAAATTAAAATAATAAGATCTTTTCTTCGCTGGGCGTCTAACATCTCCTTAAGACTAGTCTCTTTGGTCAAGGCGCCTAGTAAAATAAAAGCCTATGTAGGCAAAAAGGATAAAGAGGGTAAAAAATATGGCATTGTTTAAAGCTGACCCACAGTATTATTCTGACAACAACAAGGCAATTTTAAACAAGATGAATCAGTTCTATGCTGATAGCATTACGATTAACCAATCTTTCTGGATGGAAGCAGATACAGATACAAGATTTGAAGCTGGTGATCAAACACTTTGGAATGATATTTACGGTAATTTACCACTTTCTCAACGAAAACAATTCAACTTCAATAGAATAAAAAGAGTTGTAAATATGGTTGCTGGTCATCAACGACGCAATAGAAAGTCAACAATCATAACACCAGTTGAAAACTCAGACGATCAATCAGCAGATCAATTTACTAAAATAATTTATTGGATCAATCAGCAAGAAGGAATGTTACATACTATTTCAGACGCTTTTGAAGGTGCTCTTGTTACTGGTCTTAACCTTTTACAGGTTTGGATGGATTATAGATCTGATCCAATATCAGGTGATATTAAAATAGATAACTGTAGTTACAATAGTTTTTTAATGGATCCATATTTTAAGAAACAAGATCTCTCAGACTGTAACGCAATTTGGAAGCGTTCATATTTAACTCCAAGAGAATGTATATCACTTCTTCCAGAGAGAGAAGAAGATATATCTTTGATGAAAGGGAGAGATAACCAAGATGGAAAGTTTGAGTTTTTACCAGAAAGCAGTAATTCTGGTCCTAAAAATCTTCTCACCTATGACGAATTTTATTATAAAGACTACCGTAAACAACAAATGCTTGTTGATACGCAAACTGGTGAGGCGATGGAATGGAAAACAGAAAAAAACGAATCGTTGGCAGAGTTTTTGCGAATATATCCGCAAGTCATTCTTATAGAACAAGAAGTACCAACAGTTAAAGTAGCAATAGTTGTGCAAAATGTTGTCATGTATGATGGTCCTAATCCAATGGGTATAGACTCATATCCTTTTGTTCCTGTGTTCGGATACTTTAGACCAAATATGCCTCATTTTGATAAACGAATACAAGGAATGGTACGTGGATTGCGTGATGCACAGTTCCTTTATAATAGAAGAAAAGTAATAGAATTAGATATTCTTGAAAGTCAAATAAATTCTGGATGGAAATATAAAGAAAATTCATTAGTTAATCCAAAAGATGCTTTTCTTTCTGGTCAAGGAAGAGGCCTTGCAATAAAAGCAGATGCCAATATGTCTGACGTTGAACAAATTATGCCACCACAAGTTCCTACTTCAATGATTCAACTTTCAGAAATTCTTGCAAAAGAAGTTCAAGAAATATCAGGTGTTAATGAAGAACTTCTTGGTTCAGCAATGGATGATAAAGCTGGAGTCCTTGCAATGCTTCGCCAAGGAGCAGGTCTTACAACCCTTCAAGGTCTATTTGATAATTTAGATTACTCTCAGAAGTTACTGGGACGTATAGTATTAGACCTTATACAAACAAATTTCACTCCTGGCAAAGTAAAAAGAATAATAGAGCAAGAACCATCTCCACAATTTTATCATAAAGCATTCGGTAAATATGACGCTGCTGTAGAAGACGGATTAAATACAACAACACAAAGACAAATGCAATACGCTCAATTATTACAATTAAAAGAAATTGGCATTCCGATTCCTGATGATGTTATTATTGAAGCAGCAACTATACAAAATAAAAAAGAACTTATAGAATCTATCGAGCAAGAAAAACAAGCAGCACAACAAATGCAGGAACTACAACTTAAAACAGCACTACAAGAACAAGAAGCCCGTACTAATCTTGCCAATGCAAGAGCAACTGCCGATGAAGGCCTTGGACTTGAAAGACTTAGCAGAATCAAAGAAAACCAAGCGCTTGCAGTTGAACGTAGAGCAGAAGCAACTAAAGATAGAGCAATTGCATTATTAGATATTGTGAAAGCAATTAAAGAAATGGACTCAATGGATATTGCACAAATTGAACAGATGATAAGAGTTTCACAATCTCTTAAAGAAGAAAATAAAGTTGTTGACCAAGAGCCAGGATTAAATGAAAAAATTGGAGAGATGCAGTCGAAAATTATTAAATAGACAATCTACATTCCTTTTTTATGGAGGAATTTTGAAGAGACTCTAGCCAATGGTTGGATAGAGGTTTTTAACCTTGCATCTCAACGAGACCAGTCTCAACGAGACCAGTCTAGAAGATGCAGTTTCCGTGAAAGGACCAATAAAATGGCAAAAAAAAGATACTATGATGGAAAAGACGGCATGATCAAGAAAGATATGAATGCTCAAGCAAATATGCCTCAACAATCTATCATGAAACCTTACCCAAAATCACCAGGATATCTTCCAGAAAACTTAAATGATGGGTTAAGCGGCATAGATAGCGATATGAAGTTCGATAACGCTAAAAAAATGGGTAACCTAAAACCAGAAAAGTTCTAAAATGCCTGTAATGCCTAGAACCAATAAAAAAGCTAGTAATATTGTCTATTCTATTCTAGGAACACCTAGTAATATGCAAAAAAAGAGAAACAAAAAGAATAAAAAGACAAGTCAAGAATAGACTATCTATTTGATATTTTCATAAACTGCTTTGACGGGAGGTAAGTTTTTTTAAATTTCTTGCCTCCCGTTTATTTTTAAAAGGAATATGATATGAAAAAGATATATATTGCAGCATGTATATTGTCTTTATTTTTTTTTATAGGATGTAATAAAACCGATACATTTAATATTATCCATAAAATATTACATATATATCCTAATGTAGAAAATGACGACACTGGTGTAGATGATAAATCAAAAGAAACTGACATGGATATTATAGAAGACATTATAGAGGATACATTTGATATTGTTGAAGACGTTACTTTGAATTTATTAACAAAAAACAACGAGGGAAAAGATGAAAAAGAAGATAAACAAATATAATGTAATAGCTTTTGTTGCTATATCTACAGGAGCTATTTTATTTTTCGGTGGTTGTTCTAAAAATCAAGATGTAAAAATTGTTCACAATTATTTTGATAAGACTCCTGTTTTTAGCGAACAAAAGAAACAGGCTGCGCTAGACGTTTATACATATAAGCTTTTTAAAGGTTCAGACAATGCGATTGTGTATAAACGGGTTTAATGGTTGGACTTTAAAATGAATATTAAAACAAAAGATATTCAATTTATAACTAATACATTATTGGATGAAATCAAAGAAGATTTAGATTTTAATTTTACCACTTTCTGGAATATTCCTTTTGAAGAAGGTCAATCATTATACAAG